TCTGCTGTTTGGTGGACCTTAAACGATTTCTCGGTTTTAGATTGTAGCTCGCTAGCAGCAACAGAAAATTCAGGCATATCAATTGTTTGGTAGGCGTTCGACTCTACGTCGTAAATCACAACCTCAACCTTAACTATCGCTGGCGAGGCAACAGAACCAGACAAAGCCGCATAGCAACAAGCAATGTTTGTGATTGCTCTGATATCAAAATCTTGGTACGGTTGAGTTATTGGGATATCTAAGGTTCCGGCAGTAAAAATATCTGCTGCAGTTGCTAGATATCTCTCACCACCAGAATTATCTTGACCAGAATCACTATACTGAGTTGGCTGCATCCTGACTTTTTTGTGCCCGAATGATTGGTTATCTCTAGGAAAGTCAACATAAACCTGAGATATTGCATCTTGTTTGTTTAAGAAGTCAGGTTTTGCCCCCCATGCAGTAATGCTAGATACAATCGCTTGTAAAACACTGGTTAACCAACTATAGGTTAAGGATAGCCAGTTGTTGCCAGCTGTTTGTTCTGCCTTGGTTGCTAGGCGTTCACACTTCCCAGTATCATCAGTTCCTACAACCTTCTTAGCATTTCTGGTCGGGCAGTTTTCCAATGTATCCCTGCTATCGATAAGTAATAAAGTGTCCTCAGTTGCAATGTTCTGCTTAACTCCGGCCACATTTTTTACCCAGACAGTGTCAACTCCACCGCCACCTGATCCACCGCCGCCAAACACTTGTAGGTTTGGTTCGCCAACAACGTTGCCCTTGCTGTCTATCTGCTTAACGAATATGACGTTTTTCTTATCTGTTTTAATCTGAATGCCGGCATCTAAGCGCTTGCTAAATAAATCAGCAAACTTGCTGGCAAATCCATCGAATATCTTTTTAAGGATCGGCTCATTATCTACTTGCTTTTGGTGGTTGGTTATTTCTACTTTCTGAACCTCTGGCGCCTTAACCTGATTGGTCACTTTGACCGCCATTTCCTTTGGCCAGTTCTTAACCTGAACATCCTCAGTAATATCGCCAAGGTTCTTGACTGTTACCTCGTCAGGCACGACTATTTCTGTCTTACTATCGGCTATGGTTTGATTTAATTTGTTGACCGACTCGTTGAGATTGGTTAAAACAGACAAAAGTTCCGGGCCAGTTTCATCTTTGCCGGTCAATTCGGACTTCAAGCCGAGTAATTTTTGTCGTTTCTTTGGGTCCATTTTATGAATTTAGAGCTTGGTCGATCTTGTCTGCCAGCTCTTTTTTTATATTTTCAACGTCTTTTTCGTGTTTTAACCGGTATTTTTCCTCTAAACTTTTAGTCAAACGTTCCTCAATTTCCTTATCTGATGGCTGTGTTTTGTTAGATTTATTATCTTTTGGCACCCTTTTTGATAGCTTTTCTATCACGGCCAGCTCTTTTTGTGCCTGGTCCTCGGTGGTAATGACTGGAGTGCCATCTGGGTTAACTCCCATGCCAATGTCAGACACCGGCACAACGCTCATACCGTTCCAAATGACTGGCTGATCTACCCATTCACCGGCCTTGCTCGGTTCATACTTCTGATAGCCTCGTTTTTCTCTTAGTTCGTTGAGGGTATAAATTCCATGCTCTAAGTCAGCTCTGCTGCTAGCTTCATCCCACTGCTGGTCTTTGAATGTTTTCTCTTTGTACTCGTGGCGAATATCAAAAACACCAAGAATTGGAAGTAATTGGTTATTATAAAAATCGCTAAGCTGACCTTGCAGCGGATTGATAGTTCCCTCCCAGAATTTACGGTCTTGGGCATCACCGTTGGCGTAATTAACGCCGTCAGTATAATTTAGAATCGCTTTGGGTACGCCAAAAGACGAACAGACCTTTTCGGTTGTCATTTTGCGCATGAGTCCAAACTCCATATCGCGCTGGGTTAATCTAAGCGCTTTTATTTCTTTAACAAATGGTAGAATAACTGACCTATTACTATTCTCTGGCCCCTCTAGCTGATGTCTAATCTCTTTAAAGGCTTTGTCTTGTTCCTCCTCATTAAGACCATCCTCGAGAACATACTGAGCGCCTGGGGTAGCATCATTAGCAAATAAAGCATAGTTACTAATCATGGCAGCCAAATCAGTTCTAACCTCCCAAATCATCGGCTCAATTGGTGATATACCAAAGACCGGATTGTTTGGATCCGTGTCTATTTTGAATTGTAAAATCTCGTCAGGTAGATACTCCTGCGAGAATCCCTTACAGGTTTGGATCCATTTCAAAACATCACCATACTGGTTAGTAACTGCTGATATTGTCCGTGGATCAATTACTTCAAAGCCCAATACTTTACCGGTCTTGCCCTTAACGACAAAAAGATAGGCGTTGCCGCTTATCTTTGCATATTTAACTAGCTGTTCTTTGATAGTTCTAAAACTCTGGCCTTTATACTTAAACGCGTCCTCAACTGTTTTAATCGAGGCTTTGTTTGCATCTTTGCTCTCGTCGGCCGTGTTAACCCAGATATAGCCTTGTGAACCAACATTGGTCATCAGTTCCCGGACACAGGCAAAAACATCGGCATGATTACGCCAGACAGTAAAAAGCGACTCAGTGGATATCTTTAATCCGCTAAGTGCTACGCCATCTTTTACTGGTTGATGGATTTCATTTGCCAGTCCTCGGCCAAATGTCGGTCCACCACTATATACGAGTTCGATTAACTTTTTCTGGACAGCAGATTTAATCCGTTGCCCAAAAGAAAAACGCGCTTTTTGTAACATAGTTATTGCCTAAAGACCTCAAAAGAGGCTCTTGGCATTCTTGCTACTTTCAGCGCGATAGCGAATGCTAATATTAAATCATCTTTCTTACCCTGTTTAGCTTGCCTTTTACCGGTATCATCGGTTATAAAGGTTAGCATTTGTGATTTAATCTTAGCACTATTTAATTTTAGTGACAATTCTGCGAACAAATTTTCAAATTCATCAAGTATCAAATCTCTCGTCTTACTATTGGTTTCCCAGCCTAATTTGCGGGTTTTCTTGTTTTTCTTTTCGTCAAAAACCATTCTCACGAATATATTTCCGTATTTTTCCGTATTTTTCAAGCGGTCAATTACAAGGTGTCCGTGGTTGTTTAATTCAGGGGCAAGCAAGGCGTTATTGTAGTACCGACCAAGATAAGCTAGCAGCGTTGCAAAGTTGCCCGGCTTAATCGTGTTGCTGCTAAATTCTGCCACCTGCTCGAGCGTTAAATCGTCTATAACTTCGGCTGCACTCTCATCACCTCCCACGCCCTCAGCTGGATCACCTCCGACAACATATCTGCGCTTTGGGTTTGGCTTAACATAAATATCAACATGATAAAGCTCAATCTTGCCCTCGGCCGTCATTATTCTGATTGGTAGCTTGGCCGGCGGTTCAACCGGATTAAAGCGCTTCATGGCATCAGTATCGAACACCATCCCAACCGATGTTAGGAAACTGTCTGTAGGCACAGTCGGGTTCTCTTGGTCCATTAACTTACGCTGCTTAGCTTTTGTCGTATCCCACCAAAACAATTGCGCCTTGTCCAGTTTTACGCCGTATTCGGTCATCACCATTTCAGCCTTTAACAAAGACTCCTGGCTAGGCAGATAATCTTTTGGCGGTTCTATCCGGTTTAGCTTCTTACGCCACCACCCAAAAAAGAATGGCTTAAACGGACCGTTGCCGGCAACACAATCACCCCAAGTTTCCTCAAACCAATCACCAACGCCATTGGCCGTTGATTCAACTGTCGTGTTTGACCTGCTATTTTCAGGTTGTGCGGCCATTGTGGTTATGATCTGATCCGAATCCTTTTTGTGCGCCGCCTCCGATATGTGCAAATTGTTGATAGTATCACCGCGGTTCTCTAGAGCTACATAGATTGTCGAGTTTATTTCGCCGAATGTGAGCTCATTAACGTTGTCATAACTAGCATTTGGCTTGTACCACACCTTGCCGCTTTTCAACGCCAGCTTGTTTGGACAGTGTTTATAGGCTAGCTTTACGATTTTGAATAGCTTTTGCACATCGCTCTTGGTGTGGGCCACGATACAAGTTGTCGTGTTGGGAGTCCACATAGTGTCGTCAAGATAATAAAGCAGCCAATAGGTCGATACGCCCTCTTTTCTAGCTTTGTCTATAATTAGGTTAATTCCCCGGTGCTTTTTCTTAGCGCAATAGGCCCATAGTTCCTCTTGAACCTCGTTAAATTTAAGCGTAACCAGCTGCGACAGCTCGTTCTTAATCTTGTAGCAGTTTTCTAACCGCCACCTTTTGTTAAGTATGGTTGCTATGTCGTGCTTGGTTGCGAACATTTCGTTATCTAATCTGGTTATTTGCCTTGTTATAATCAACAACGCTCTTTACAAAGTCAGCTTCACACTTTGATGTAGTCCTAACCACGAATGTCATAACTGATTTTCCATCTGCGGTATATTCATCGCTAGATGTTATATTTATGAATGATGTAATTTCGTTCATATGGTTCTATTTAATTTGCTTAATTTCCCCCCTATTCAATTGTTCTAATTCCTCGGCTGATATCGCTTCCTCAACGTCGGCATTTATTTTCATCTCAGCAAATTCTTTTTTACGCTTACGAGTTAAGTACCATTTAGCATCATCCGGATTGGTCTTTAGCGCTTTATAAACAGTATTTCTAGAAACGATAACCGGATTTTGCTTTAACTCCTCTTTTTCGGTGGAAAAATCAGGATTTTTCTTGCAATAATTATAAAGCGTTTTTTTGTCAATATTCGCCCAGATACAAGCCTCCTCGTCCGGGCAACCGATACTGAAAGCAGCTATCAATTTTTCCAACCTCTGTTTAGTCATAACAGTCGGACGTCCACGCTTGTCGCGCTTAATATAATTCTTGTGTCCATCATTGTTTTCATCCCAATCGCCATCAGGCAAATCAAGCAAAGCAAGGGTATCTTTTCGCTTCTGCTTTTCTTTGGGAGCCTGATCAGCTTTTTTTGTGCGAGCCATATAATTATTTATTAGTTTGCCTATAAATTTATATTAACCAAACCAACGGCCTCAATCTCATTTGCCCTCTCGTACAGCTTTTTACGAAGCTTGTTGATCTCAAAATTGTCGCTAATATCACAAAACATTTGCACAAGAGGCGAGTTGTCAACAATTCCCCTGGCCATACCGGCCTGATCTTGAATATACTCAGCATAATGTTTTTTCGTTTCCCGATCTCCCTTACTTGACCAGCCTCTTTTCCTAATAGTCGAATAACAGCTTCCAATTACTGCAGCTGCAAATTTAAAGCAACCTCCGCCATCATCAACGATAATGTGTAATTTTCCGTCAGCCTCATTTTGAAATTCGTCTAGCTTAGCCATATGTTTACTTTAAGAACCAAATAACTATCGCGTTCCAAATAAACTTTGGAATTAAGCGCGGCTTCTTGGCCATTATGTGTTCATAAACGCTGCGGAGTATTCCACCCTGCTCTCGCTTGATGGACTGGCGCAGTTTCTTAGCAACTTTAGAATTCATATCGATAATTAATAATCAAAGCTTAATTGCTTTTTTACCTGTCAATTTTTCCCAGCGGTCAATTACGACATCGATAAACCTTGGATCTAATTCACAGCCATAGCAGGACCGTCTTAACTTCTCTGCTGCGATTAAAGTTGATCCACTGCCTAAGAATAGATCTAGCACTATGCGGCCGTCTGTGGAGCTATTCTTGATAGCCTCAGCGCACAGTTCGATTGGTTTCATTGTCGGGTGATCAGGACTCTTTGCCGGCTTGTTATAGCGCCAAATATCAATCTTTTGTTTTCCGCGCTTAATCTGGCCGTCAACTTTCCCTTTTAGCTTTAATTCAAAGCCGCTAAATTTCAGTGTCGTAAAATTGCCGTCATATTTAGACTTAACCTTTACCAAATCCTCCCAGATATTTCCGTTATCCCTAAGCTCAATAAAATAATGACCAGTCACTCTCTGTGGCCAGCCATAAAGTATCGGTTCATAAGTATGCTGATAATCTGACCTGCTTAGAGTAAAGGTGTTCTTAACCCAAATTATAAAGCTCTGCCAATGTCCTCCAGCCTCCTCAAAAGCTACCTTTAGCGTGTGCAGTTCGCTAGAGCTCATGCAGATATAAATTCCCCCGGAGCAAAAGTCAATCATGTTGCGGCAGGCAGCTAGCAAGAATTGATAAAACTGCAATGCGCTCATCTTGTCATTCAATATCCCCTGCCGCTCATTTTTCTCATGCGTTCCCATTCCGCCGGTATAGTCAACATTGTATGGAGGATCGGTAAAGACCATATCAGCCTTTTGTCCGTCCATCAGCCTGGCTATGACCTCACGGTCAGTCGAGTCGCCGCAGATAATGCGGTGGCTGCCAAGCTGATAGACATCACCTAATTTAGCTATTGGTTCTATATCTTGTGTGCTAGGCTCCTCATCAAGCTCAATATCTTGCGCGGCAATATCCTCTAGGCGCGGCATAGCTATAAATTCGCTTAGATCGAGCGCGTTTAATCCGTTATTAGATACAAAGTACTCCAGGCGTTCTTTAGTCACCTCACCGTATTGAGCGGTGCAAGTAAGCAAGATTTCTTTGGCTCTTTGCTCGCTGTCTACATCAATTTCAACATAAGGAATCTTTGGCAGCGTAAAACCATCATAAACTAACGACTCTAAGGCCAGCTTTCTTTGATGGCCGTCCAATATTTTCATGTGCCAGGTGATAATCGGCTTAGTAAAGCCATTGCGGACAATACTTTTTTTGAGCTTGTCTAGGTTCTTTGGGCTGATCTCTTTTAGCTCATCATTGAAAACGATAAAAGAATCAATCGGGGCTGTTTGGCAGTCCAAGACTTTATTGATTACCGCTTTAAATTTTGAGCTATCACCGGGCATAGACTATCTTTGTCCAAATAAACCGTCCTCATCATCAATCTCGGTCTTAACCTGTTTGCTGTCATCGGCCGGAGGCGTAGATGATGGTCCAAATTTCTTAAACTTCACCGAGAACACCGGATAAAGCTCATTATTCTTGCTATCTATGACCTTGACTGTCGTGCCGGCAAGATAATCTCTAAGAGCAACATCAGTTACTGCCTGGCGTTCATCTTTGAGCTCAGCTTTCATCTGCTCAATCTTTTCGACTAGCTTTTCATTGCTAGCAATAATGCTTTCAGCTACTTGAAGCTTTTTGGCGCGCAATTGAGCCTCTTGCTCTTTTATTTCTTGATATTCCTTGCACTCCTCAAACTGGTCTTTTAGCTGATTGCTATGTAGCAATAGGTCGTTTCGCAGACCGTCAGCTCTGTTAAATACAAGTTGCAATTGTACTTCGGACATATGTTGGTTTATTAACTAGTAAAGGTGGCGGTTTTTTGTTGGTCCGCCAACCAAACAGGTTAGTTATCGTTTTCCCACAGGAATTTATGAATGTGGCCTATGTTTCCGCCCCAGAACGTTTTAACAAGATAGAGCATTATTTCCTCGGGTGTCTTGTTCTGAAATAATTGATGATACTTGTCGTGTTCATCGTGCGGAACCTTGACGATATTGTTAGGTATCTTTTGGCCTTTCTCCATTCTGCTGCGTGGAATGACGTGATGTCGCGTCGTTTTGATCGCATTAACATCCTTTTTCACTTGACACCTCCTTGTAAAGAACGATTATTTGACCACTGATGTTTTTATCAAAAATGCATCGATAACTTCTTTAGCGGCATCAAATCCTCGACAAACAACGGCAACTACTCCCGGTACTTTATTAAGCGCATTGATCCAGTCTGCCTGGTCCTCGCTAACCTTTCCGCCCCGCTCTTTTTTCATTTCTATAAATAACAGCATGCTAGTTTTGGCTTGGATATTGCTTGGATTTGGCCTTTCAATGACAGCGATATAGTCAGGTACTCCCT